TCCATGAGTTCGACCAAAACGGTATTGTTAACCGATCCACCCGTCTGAGCCTTGCCAACGATTGCATTCGTCGATGAAGAATCCTGCACACCTGCACCCGTTACGCCCGTTGTGTCTTTGGTCGTAAAGGTCGAGGTAAGGATTTCAACAAATCCGCCTTCAGTGACTGTTCCTGTTGCCAGGACCTTGACTACCGATCCGGTTCCATAAGCAATCGAACCGTAATCGGCATTGGCCACGTCCGTTTGCACAACTCCGCCGGTGCATTTCGCTGCGTTCGCAGGAACTGCCCCATTGGCGTTGACAAACGTCCAAGCCACCAGGTTTGCAGCCGCAGTGACTTCTTTGAAATCGACGACACTTTTATTGCCGCCTACATAATTGGCCATGATTGGCCTCCTTTGTGAGTTAGTGAATAAATGCTCGCTACGCTGGTAGCGATGTTAGAACTTGATTTCTTTGTTTGATTCTCTGAAGATTGCCCGGGCAATAGCGAGTTCGGGGCTGAGTTCTGCAAACTCTGCCGGATGCGCCTTGACGTAATCCGCTGCAAGGTCGAGCTTGCTCTTTGGCTTTGCCGGTGGCTGATTGAGTTCTCTCATCTCGCCAACCGGAACTACCGGGCGAGAATACTTTGCCTGGAATGACTTCAGAGCTTCGGGATTCGAGGCCAATCCCACCATGATAGCCTCATCCGTTTCACGCTCTGCCGGGGTCATCTTGTTATCTTTGATCGCTTGCTCGCAGAAGGTCTTGACCTCTGACCTGACTTGTTCGTCTTTCGCCTTCTGTGCCGCTTCTATTGCCTCCTTGTCTGCTTTGGCTTTCGCTTCAGCCGCTATGCGTTCCTTTTCCTGAAACTCTTTGATCTGTGCATCACGAGCCGCAATCTGCTCTTGATACTCTTTTTCCTTTTGTGCTTCCATCTCTGTTTCCTTTCGTTTATTGAATAAACTCGTGAGTTTTTCCTTGAACTGTTCCCATCCCGAAAGCCTTGATGTCATCTCTCCCCGTGTTTCGATCTGTTCAATCTTCTTCAAGAACTGTTCGTGGAGATTGAGGGCTTCACACATATCGGCTTGCATTTCCCATAATTGGGTAGAGAGCTTTTCAGGCTCCATTCCGTCAACCAACATTTTCTCAATCGTCTCGAGGAACTTCATGCAGGTAGCAGAAAGCGACTTGAAGGTATCGTCAACCGCAAGGGCTTCGACGTCAAGTGCAAACTCAACGACTTTGTTGTCCTGCATCTCCGCGAACTGGAGAGCAATTTCCTGCAAGGCCTCATCGTTACCGGGCAGACCCTTGACTGCGGGGGGAGCGGCTCCTAACATTCCAACGGCGAGAACCCTCTTATTGTCTTTTGTCAGTTCGATGGATCGTTGGGGATAGAAGCCTTCCCGCACCCATTCTGCAAGTTTCTCGTTGAACTCAACTCCCATTGCTACCAAGTCTTGACCTACTCGTTTCAGTCCTCCGAGAATCCGTCCGAACACCGGAATCCGTGTATGGCCTTTGTAGTCTGACGAGTGACCGATAATCAGCGGTATCGGCTCGTCTGAATTAAATGACTTGGCCATGTTGTCAAGGTCGGCTTCGGTATAGGGCTCACCGTTCCAAGTCCCGACTTTGAATATGATAAGGTCGCTAACTTTGTTCATCTTCGTTCTCCTCAAGTTCTGGTTCTTCCGGCTCTTTGCCCGGCTCAATCGCCGGTTTCAAATTCAATGGCTGTTTCTTTGTCAGTATGTAATTGAACTTCTCTGACAACTCAGCTACGTCAAACTCATAGCCCGCGTCTGAGAGCTGCTTGATGATTGCAGCCTCTTGCCCCAAGTCCTCAGGATCTTCAAGGTCAAACCTGAATTGAGGATACCCATCCACGCTTGCGAAGTTGAAATCGACAACCCATTTGACAAGCGAGGCGTTGATCGTCGCCTCGAGTCCGTGCGCCCGGAATACATCCCTTGCCGTCTGTGTGCCTTGGTGCACGTTACCCAAAGCCTGCGTCCCTTTGCCTGAGTCTGACCCCGCCTCTGCTGTCAAGGTCTGACCATTGACAGCCTTCGACATTTGATCGTCACAGAATCGCTCAAAGTCCTGATACGTCGCTGCGTTGTCTGCGCCTTGCTGTGCTTCGGCGTATGCAATCTTGAAGTTCTCAGGACACCGGCCATAGGCTCCATTGCGAATCATCTTGGCTATCTCTAATGCCTCGGCTTTGACTTCCTTATTCACCCCAACGGGATGACTGACAATCGGAACAGAAGCTACCCCTACCTGGAGGTGCTGCATCCAGAACTTTGTCACCGTCCGCTTGAATAGCCACATCCAATACAAGGACTGATCTATCGCATCACCGAAAGGGTTCTCCCACTGATTTGAACAGCGATGAACGATGAACTTCCTGTCGGGCAAAGACTCACCCATATACGGGGCTGTCACAGTCCTGACTTTCAAGGCACGGGTCACGGCGTCGAATTGGAACCTTCTCGGGGGTCTATCAAGCAATGTCTTGGGCCTTACACCGTCTCCGATTTCCCATACGATCTCGCTGACAGAGAACCCCATACCAAGAGCACCCATCATGTTGAATAGGTGCTGAGGAAAGAATCCGGTCTTGTCCAGACAGTCCTTCACGAAGTCGGCAATGGCCTGATTCCTCGAGGTTGGTTTCTTTGCTCCAGGTTCAACATACGCTGAAACATCCCACGGTATTCCGGCCACGTTGATCTTTGCTGAGTCAAGGATTGCCTTGACGTGAGGGTCGCGTTCCACTTCTGCATACAGGTCATACCAAGCAAGCTCTTGATATGACTGGGTATTTCCTACCCGGTCGAAGTTCGTGAAGATACCGCTACCAGGTATCGGTGCGCCGATATACTGCCTTATGTAATCTGTCAACGATGAGGCCGCCTCGGACTGCATAATGGATATGAGTTCGCCGTATTCGGGCAACGGTTCGGCTTTCACTATCTGATTGTCAGGACTTTTGCGTTTGGCCATCGTTGTCTCGCTTAGTAGTTCTCTACCATTGAAACCGATTCGAGTTCGTCCATCTCAACTTGTCGCATATCCTCTGCCTTCAAGTGCTGGTATTCCTTGCCCCAGTGGGTGAACACGGGATACCTTACAGCGTCTGGCGAATGGCTGAATGAGTGTATCGGCTCGTCTAAGGTCTTTCCGTTCTTGTCTACTTTCCATTTGTAATTCTTAAAGTCCTTGATGACATTGACACTTCGAGCTGTGATGTGCAATCGGTAGCCCTTGACAGTCTCAATGCCGAACAACACGGAATCCTTTGACTTGTCTGCAGGATGGATGTTGAACCCTGCACGATAGATGACTTCGATTGACTCAGGGTCTGCACTGTCTGCATACTGTTCCTTCGTGCGCTGCTCGTAAGGAATCAAGTCTTTCAACTTCGGTATGAACTCTTCCCTTGTGATACCTCGCTCGTAAATCAATTCATCAAGGTAAACATCCCTTCCAATGCGTCCCAACTTCACAACTACCTTTGGATCGTTGAATCCAAAGTCAAGCCCATAAAGAACATCAGAACATTTGGGGAAGTCTGGCACGATGTCCCAATTCTGGTATATCAATCCGGTCCGCTTTCCCCTCAGTCCAAGTCCGTAAATCTTCCAATACTCAGGGTCGTCCTGTTCAAGCCCTTCTATTTCGTCGATGATTGACTGCTCAAGAAATGGATTATCTTTGTAGGTCGAGTGAATAAACGTGCAGTCCTTGCGGGGTATAACCTTATCGTATATCCAGTGCTCCTCTTGCGAGGGGTTGTAGTCCATTATGATCTGCTCAGTAGTCCTCATTGCCACCTGACGATAAACGTCTAAAGGCATCTCGTTCGGTTCATTGAGCAGAATCTTATCACGCTTGCGCCCCCTCAACTTGAGTTCATCGTCGGTTGAATAGAAATTGAAATTGCACTTACGAAGTCTGTAGATGTGGTCTGATTTGTTGTGATTGTCCTCTGAATACAATTCATTCGTCTTGAGAATCTCCACAAGGTCTTTCATTGCCGTTGCTTTTAGTGCAGGCAGGGTTTCCCTTACGATGTCGTATTCCTTGTGAGTCTTCGATTCAAAGGCATCGGTGATGAAGTATTGCAGGACTGAGTACGTCTTGCTGCTACGCGCGGAGCCCTCTAACACGATGTTGCGGGTCTTCGCATTGCGAATCTTCTCGTATAGTTCGGAGCATTTGAGTTCGAGCGTTCTCATTTCTTCCTGACGATGGTAACCTTGACAGCTCCAACCGTTTCCCCGTTTGAGGTGATGTCCTGACGATCTCTCCAATCTACCGACTGACGATTCTTGAGCCAGAAAATTTGAGCCACAACATCAGGGGCATAATGCTTTGTGTAGGGTGTTTCAGTGACGTCACCCTCATAGGTTGAAAAGTAGATGGCCTTCTCATCGTCGTAGCCAACAGCCCGTTGATACAATGATTTGATGACCTGACTATCAGCCCAATCCTTGCCCTTTTTTAGGGCGGACACAAATTTAGGGTCAGCCTTCCAACGGGTGAGCGTTCTTTCGTCAATGCAAAGTATTGACCCTATCATAACATCGGTCAATCCCTCACGGGCCATTGTCTCAATCTTTTGGAGGTCAAACTGAATTGCGGATAGCTTTTGGGCTACTGAGGTTTTAGGACGGCCGACTTTGCGTTTCGGTTCTCTACTTAGTTTCGGTGTTCCCAAAGAAAGCCCTCCCGCCCGAGTCGTGGGATTAAATGTTGGCTGAAATGATCTTGGACACTTGGGTAACCCTCGAATACGGTTTGGGTAGAGTCCACCTTTACTCCCCGGATTCTAGGGAAGTGTCCAAGATTGTTTCAGGGTGATCTTGGTCTGGCAACTGCGACACTTCTGCTCCCCTGTGGGCTACTGGATGAAACCAGCGCGCACTAAGTTTTTCAGTCCGTGGGTCGTTCGCTTTCGCTATCCGGGTTCGGCATCGTCAGGTGGTCGGACGTTGTGCCTTATTTTTTCCCACAGTTCGCAACTACCTTGTGAAGAAGTCTCTCTGTTGTGCCTTACCCCGACACATGGTTGAGAACTTTTGAGCCCTATGTCTGGCGGCTGTCCGGCTATCTCTGAGAACTTTACCGGCTCGTGTCAGTGCCGCAATTGTTTCATTCGGTCGCGTGATTAGGGATTTTTCCGCCGTGGTTCAAGTCCTGCGAGTAGTCATATATACCGGCGTAGCCCCTTACAGTCACTTCACAATCTGAGGATATAGGCCACTTGATACGCAATAAGTTGGCACGTTCGATATGTTGCTTCTCTCGACGCGCCTTGGCTATTGCTTTGACCTGCACAGAGTTATCCTCCACTACATATTAGATATAATGCAGTAACAAAAGCAAGAACTATTTTGTAATATTTACAATTTATTTTGCGGCACGGATGGACAACTGGTATGCCAAGGTAAGAATTACAAGTCGAGGATTTTGGTAGGACGCGCCGCCCAAGTCTCTCCCGGTACTCGAGCGGCACGTTTATCGGAGGAAACCGACCTCATCTGAGGTCGGGTATGCTGGGAAACGGGAAAAGCCCTAATCGTGCGGTGTTCTCTGTGTTTGGCTCGGACGGACGAAGCCAGCGTAGTCTAGGTCGTCAATGTTGTGCGGCCTGAACCATCGCTGGTCGTCTTTCTGCGGAGCGAAAACAAACCAGGGATAGCCACGTTCTTCGTATCTGCCTCTTTTTCCCCTTGCTTCAATGCACTCGGAACAATACCGCTTGTTACGTGCGCGTGGATTAAAACAGTCAACTGTTGCACAGTTTTAATCCACGCGCACGTAACAAGCGGTATTGTTCCGAGTGCATTGAAGCAAGGGGAAAAAGA